CGGTGTCGATCTGGAGTATCCATGCCGAGTTCAGCGTGCCAGCGATGGGCGAGTACCACGGCGCTGTCGGCAGCGTGACGGAGTTCACCGCGCAGAGTTGACGAACTGCGAGATCGAGTTGCCCCCAGTAGGCCGGCGCAAGCGTTCCGTAGTCCAATTGATACCAGTACAGTGTCGGTGGTGAGACGGTCATGCCATGCGCCCATCTAAGACAAGTATTTTCTCCATGGCCTGCTGGTGTGTAATACCGTGTTTGTGGACCTGCCAATAAATTCGACGACTTGGAAAGCCAAGCTCATCGGCCGCGCCTGTCACGGATACCCGATTTCCGTTCAGGTATACATATCCGACTGCTCTAGTATTTCTCATTTGCTCTTTGTGGGTTGCCCATCGGCAGTTTCCCGGCTCATACCCGCGCTCATTGTCAATGCGGTCAAGCGTCTTATCTGGCGGACGCACACCCATGTCGGCCAAGAAGTTTGCAAACTTCAGCCAGCGTTCGCAGACCTTAATTCCGCGCGCCCCGTAATATTTGTAGACTGGCTGCCTGGGATTGGTGCATCGCTGAAGCATGTCGGCCCAAGTTCGGTATTCCCGCGTTTCAGTCCCGCCAACGCACTTCCCATGCTTGGGGATACGCTTCAAGGAAGCTGCATGACAACCACAGGAAACAACGCGGCCACTGATAATGCTGTCACATCGTAGATTTTTCTCAACGCCACATGAGCACCGAGCATTGCAGAACGAATGTTTTCCGTCTCTGGTTTTGGGCGACGATAAAATCGTCAAGCGCCCATATACTCCGCCAATTTCTAGACTCATGCCGCGCCTCCGGCCTGTCCAGCTAAAAGTCCCAAAGCTGTTGAGCCGCCGCCGAGATCGGTTTTTGAAAGCGTCGCCGCGCCCTCAACCATCGCCTGAAGGTCTTGCGTTTGCTTTGCCTCGGCCGCCTGTTGCGCCATCTGCTGCATCATCTTGTCCACTGTCTCGTCGGAGTTCAGCAACCGGCGCGATAGGCCGATCTGATCCGCATACTCGTTCATAAATTCGAGCGGGTTCAGCTTCATCTTCGCTTCTGGGTAGACCGCTCCCAAATTTCCAGCGATCTGCGCAAACCGTTCCATCGTCGCCGTCGAAGCTGCCTTCTGCGCGAGCGACATTAGCGACACATAGGAAATGTCGAGAGAGACCCCCCGCAATGCCGCAGGCAGCGGCGGCAGCAACTGCTTGCGCTCCATGATGCGGAAGATTCGTTTGATCGCAGGCGATGCCGCCTCGTTCTGGAACCGCTCGACGACGGGGCCGAGCACTTGCAGCTTTTCCAGCGCCTTCTGCGCGTTCTCATACGCCGTGCGCCGGTCGCCTTCTTGCTGCGAGAACATCAGGAACAGGTCGTTGAAGAACCCGCGCTTGACGCGCCCCTGGACCTCCATCAAATCCTTCATCATCTGGTCAATCTGAGGATTGACGGTATAGCTCGGGCGCATACCTTTCTCGGGGCCGAGCTGCGCAACGTAGGTGACGTGGCCGGGGAGAATAGACGACGGCTCGTTCTTCATCTCCATGCTTGCGAGCATGGGCGGGCGAACCATCTTTTCAATCGCCTCAGCCTTGCGCGCCGTTTCGACCTGAAGCTGCATTATGTCCGGCAGCGCATCCATTCCCGCCGACCGTCCGTATGCGTCGTTCGACGTGACGGCCCAGCGCGGACAGATGAACGGCGGATCTTTGAATCCGCGCATAGAGAGTGGGATTGACGACGCCTTGCCCCAGAGCCAGTAACACTCGCGCCATGTGTAGTCGCCCGGCACGACGCCGATGTCGTTGCCGTATCCGCCCACCGGGAAGTTTGGCTCGATCGCGTGCGCGACAATAAACTCGACTTCAAGCGAGCCGCCCTTGGTCTGCCATAACCCTTGAACGTCCGGCGGGCAGTTCTCCAGATTGAACATCTCGACGATCTGCGAGACCGTCATCACGAACAGGCGGTAGAGCGACTCGACGCGGAACGCATTGGACGACGCTGCAAAATACTCGCCTGGACACGGATTGTAGCAGCGGATGATGTCCTTCATGTCCTCGTAGATGATGACCGGCGCCGTGCCAAACGTCACGAGGTCTTCAAACATTTGCGCGCCGGAGTCGTAGAAGTTCGACCGCGCCATGACCTGATACATCAGGTCTTCCACATCCTCGAACCAATGCTCGACTTCTTCGCCAAGCGCGCCGCGTTCCGTCATTGCGGGCTTGAGTTTGAACCACGGACGGCCGGGCGACATGAGGCCGCCCATCATGCCGGCGGCGCAGATGCGCATGGCTTGGGTGCCGGTGGGGTCCAGAATTGATTGATTGATTGGATTTCCTCGCGACTGGTTATTGGGAACAGGCGAGGATGTATTTATGAAAATCCCCCGGCGCGGGAGGATATAGGTCTCAAGTAGCTGCCAATGGAGAGACCACGAATTTCGCCAATTCCGCAACATCGCCAAACGCGCTTCGGAATGACCCTGAAGTATCCGCCACGGAGTAACGACGGTGGGCACCGATTTATTTTTTAGCTGCGCGGGCTGGCGCGCAAGCTGCTCAGGCCCAGACGTTTCGTATGCGGCTATGCGGGCAGCGCGTGATTGGCGTGCAACTGCTTGGGCCATTATTGCTCGGCCTTAATGCGGCGAAATTCAGTACGCACGCCGACATGCACACGATTATTAAACTTGTCGATGCGGCTCAAAACATCGCCCGCCCTTAGCCAAGAGTCTCTTGGCCAAAACTCCCGTTGCAAATTCCGCGCGAATCGCCTCACTGCTTCGTCTATCATCTGTTCGCGCGTCATCAGTACAAACTCGCCTTCGCCAAGCGAGCGCGGCTGCCGGTGCCGAGATCAATCCCCTGCGCCCCACCTTTATTCTTCACCGTGCCGGAGAATCCAGCGACTGCTCCAGCCGCGGCAGCAGCGCGAGCTTGCTGGTCGAGAGAGACGCCGGACGTGCGCGCATCGGCGAGCGTTGGCGGATTGGGCGGCGTCGGCGGCTTCGCAACGTCGGGCATGCCGCGCGTCGCCTGGATGATGCCCGCACCGGCCGAACCGACGGCAGCGGCGGTGGCGAGATTTGATGCGGTGAACAGCCCCCCACCAGCAGCAGTGGCGGCTTCGGCAGCAGTCCCCCCGGCCGCCGCTCCGAGCGCTGTCGTGTCGATGCCGGATGCGATGAGCAGTTCTGGAGTCAGTCCCGTTGCCGCACTCGCAGCTCCAGCGGCAGCGGTCGATCCAGCCCCCGCGGTGGTCCCAGCGAGAGAGCCGATAGCGCTTGCGCCAGATGCAACCGTAGAGCCAACCCACGTCGCGGCTTGCGACAGTGCCGTCAGTAGCGCCGCGGTTGCCGTTGCCATGAATTTCCCCTCGGAAGTCGCACGCTTATCACAAGCTCAGCGATTAAGGTAGGGCGAATGCGGCATGTACGAGCGAGATTGCTGCGGCTGACCGAGCGCGGAGCCCTGCTGCTGAGACTGTGGAGACCAAGCGGCAGCCATGGGGTCGTAGGAAAATTCGTGCTTCGTCTTCCGCGTCATCATCGGCATCCACTGATCCGGTGGACGCTGCGCCGCAAGTGCGATGCCTGTCATCACGCCGTAGCGCTCGCAATCCATAAGGTGATCGTTCTCTTTCACCCGCTTTCCGTTTTCGTCACGGCGATAGATGCGGTGCTCGGCGAGATAGTTATGCAGCGTGCTGAAAACCTTTAGCCGCCCAGTACTTTTGCGCGTCCACACCGCGTAGATGCCTGCCTCCACCGCATTGTCGGCCTTGACCAGATGCAGACCGAGTTGCGTGTACTGCGTGAGCAGAGCATCGCCATCTTTCTGGCTACCGATCCGCGATGCTGGGTCGATCACTCCAGGCATCCAATCACCCCGAGCCTTCACGGCTGCGGCGTGAATTGGGGGCTCGGCCTGCCCACGATAGTATTCCCCGTGCCAGTAGAGGATGTCGTGCTCGGGGTCTACGGCGCCCCATAGAACCGCCGTTCGCTGCCAACCTACGTCCATTGCGTAAAAGAATTTATACCAAGCCGGAAACTCGAACGGCTCGCACACGAAGTCTGATTCCGGCACAGGATAGATCGCGCCAGCGCCAAGCGACGGAATGCCGCGCACACGAGCATCGCGCTCGTGCGGCATATACGACGCTTCCATCTCCGCCTGTGCGTTCGGATCAATGTGAGGAACATCGCTCCACGAGGCTTGAATTGACCATTTCGTCATGCGGCTTTCCCTCCAGGCAGATACGATAGCACGACGCCGCTTAGCCCTTTGAGCGGAGTGAAGCTACACATCACCAGCCCGGATGGCTGGCCAGGAACGGTACTGAGTGTGCGCGTGTGGCCCTCCGTGTAAATCGCCATCGGCGGCTCCTCATCGAAGACCATGATGTCGATTGCGGCGGCCTGGAAAGATTCGCGGCCCTGATCGTAGGTCTTGAACAGCACACGAGAATTTCCGCCATGGTCGCTCTTGACCGTTACGGCATCGACGGCCTCCGGCACACCAGCTCGCGCGGTTGTTGAGACGATGGAGTCGCCGGGTATGAGCCCCGTGCCCGGAGCCGACGGCGGACCAAGCAACGTCACCTGCAAAGATTCGCGCACAGCCTTAGCGTCCTCGCCAGCGGCCCACGCCACAACCGGACGATTAAATCGCCGTCCTGCCCACCAATGCGGATAGGCGCCGGTCAGATGGCAAGTAAGTTCGTAACAAACCGCGAGAGTTTTTCCGACCCGGTTCCCGGCGATAAAAGCGCGCTCTTGGTTGTCGGCTCCGGCCGCAAAGAACGCGAGGTGTTTTGGATATAGCTCGCGGCGGAGCGGGCCGGTATCAGGGTAAATCGTCCACAACTTCCGGCGCGACTCGGCGCGTTTAATTCGGTTTCTTAGTTCCTCCGCCAGTTCCGCCCGAGACTCCGGCGAGATCGTCGATAGCTGCGAGGAGAGCGCGTTGCTCATCTAGGTCCATCTTGTCGAGTATCGAGAGGTCGATTTGCTTGCGATCAATGAACATCGACAATTCTTTGCCGATCAATTCCGACGCTCGCACGGCGGCGCTTGCCTGACCAGTGGCACGGGCAAGTTCGCGGTCGCGAATGAGCATGGAGAGAACGGTCTGCTTGTCCACCTTGCGCGGATCAATGCGCGGCTCGGCTTCGGCGGCCGGCGCGGATGTCGTAGTGACGCCACTGCTCTTTAGCTGGGCCACCCTCGCCACCACGTCGGGATGCCGCACGGCCTGGCTCACACTGCACGCGAGCACCGAGCCGATGCCGGACTTGGTGTACGCCTCGGTCTCGGCGACGCCGGTTGCGAGCAGGCGGGCGAAGGTGTCTACGGCGGCGATAGTGGGGTTAGCCATCAGCCCTCAATGCTGCGTGCTGGGCGCCACTCCAGCGTATTGACCGCTACGTCCCGCGACACGGTGGCTCGGTGGAACGCTTTACCGCAGCGCGGCGAGTATTACGCCGAGGGCGGCGAGGGGGCAAGGGTCATCGACGACAGGCGCGCGTCTCGCCTGCGTATGGGTAGCATGGATGCGACGGCGGCAAGTGCGAAAGCCCATAGATCGCCAGCGCACAAATGATGATGCCCCAAAACATCATCCACAGACCGATGCCAAACTGAACTACATCGCGCAGGCGGCGCAGCCAGTTCACCTCGGCCACATCTTCCACATCGTCACGGCCAGAGCGCCGATGAACCACAGCGCCTGATAGCCAACGAACCACCACGCGAACGCGGCTGGGCTCATGCGCGAGACGATGCGGCCGAGGCGCGTGGCACGGAGGGCGGCGATCATCTAATCATCCTTCCATACGCCTGAAGATCGCGCAGTTCACTCTCGACAACATCGAGCGCCACTAACGATCCTGGGCAGCCGAGCGGATTGACGCCCATGAACCACTCTATCGCAACCTGACAGCGCTCGACGCGGCGGCGAAATTCTGGGTCGACGTTCGGACGCGCGAGCCAAAAGCTCATCTTGATATGCGTCTTCGTCAAGATGAACAGCGCCCACAGGATGCGGAGCGCTGATCGTGTGCGTGGACTCATCCCATCCTCCGTGTGCGGCGCATTAGCCCATTTCCTTGTTGTTATACAATTCCCACAACTCGACAGTTACGAGCCTGCCGTTCGGCATGCGCACATGCGGCCTTGAACTACTAACCAGCGGTGGATTGACCGCAGCCTCAGCAGCCCGCGCCTCCGCCAACGCCTGAACACGGGCCTGCTGCTCCACGGTACTCAGCCGCGTGATCGCTTCGGACGCCTCCAAGACGCTCAATGATTGGCCAAAGAAGAACTCGCGCCACCAACCCATCACTGCCACCCCACCGGATCGCCCGGCCGCAACTCTCGCACCCGTTCCGCCCGATCTATCGCAGCCTCGGCCAGCGCGCACAGCCGATCACGTTCCGCCGTGTCGCCGCGAAGGAGCGCTTGGAAAGCAGCGCGGAGCAGAGCTTCTGGGGTGTCGGGGTCGGTCATCTCGCGCCCTCCGGCGGCGCCGGTATCGGTCGCCAGTGCGTAGCCCGATAGTCCATCCAGTCCAGCATCACTTTATCGGCGTAATACTGCCCGAAGCCCTCGACCCACATTTCTGTGTTGCCGTCTTCGCCGCTTTCCCACCAGCAGTCCGTAGCGCGGAAACCATCGCCAGCCGGGCCGACAACCCAGAGGTCGAGGCGGAATGTGTGTGTCCATTCGTCGATGCGGGGCGCAGTGCCGATCGGATGCCAAGTATCCGCGAACTCTGTACGGCAGACTTCCATACAGGTCTCGACCTGAGCCTTGGCCTCGTCCCACATTTTGGCCTGGATCCGCTTGGCGAGTTTGCGCGCGGCGATGTCTATGGCTCGGTCACTCACTCGATGCCCCGCGGTTCAAACCATGTGACATTTATCAACTCCCCGCCACCAATCCACTCCAGCGGGGTATGCGAGCCGTCGGGCTCGATCATGAACGGCGGGCGCTCGGGATGCACGACGATCACGCGGTCGCCGAAGACGCGCCAGCGTTCGCCATCCTTCAGCGTGTACAGGTGCGTCGTGCCAGGGCGGGTCAGCGGCTCGCTCATCTCACCCAGCCCTGCGCCGAGCGCGCGATGTAGTGGTCGAGGGCGGAGGCGATTCGGTCTCTCGCAGCATCCAATGCCTCCAAGGACGATTGCCCGTGAAGGAAGTCCTCGATGGCCGCCGCGATCTCACTCGCCGCCGATCTGCGCTCAGCCTGTACATCTGCCGCTCGCGTGTCGCCGCTCACTCCCTACCTCCCCGTGCGGCCTTCGCCGCCGCCCGCAGCCCAGCCTGATAACCTCGCGCGTACGCCTTCCGCAGCTCCACGTCGCGGCCTTTCCCATGCTTGACCGGCGCCGGTGTCGTGAAGTGCCCCTTCACCGCAGGTGCCGATCGTGTCTGTACCTGGGGCGGCGGCGGCTCGCTCCACTGCGGCCCCGGATCCACCCTACCCCGCGCCTCCACGTACTGCACCCCCGCCCGCTGCGGCACGCCGGCAACCATCCGCACCTGCGACGGGCGGGTCACGCTGGACACCGGGCCTGGACTCGGCGGGCCGGACGTGGGGTTGCCGTAGCGGGTCATTGAGACCACCGCCGTATCCACGACTCGCCCCAGCAACCTTGCCAGTCCGCTCGGCGACCATATTTCCGCTTGAGCCGTGTCATCTCCGGCAAATTATCGGCGCAGAGGTCATCCCAGATGTCGTGCCACACCGCGCCATAGCGGACGCCTTTCGGCGGTTTGAAGCCAAAAGCATCGACGACGATAATCTCGACCCTCTTATCCGCGAGGTAGTGCGGCCCAACGAGCGCGGCCACGTCGGGATCAATCTCAACGACAGTCACCCGCGTTACCCGCTCTACCTTCAGAACGCCGCCAAGCACCATGCCGATACCCAGGCCGTTCAGCAGAACATGGCCGTTGGCATGGAAAACCGCCGGATAGTGATCTCGCATCTCATCCGGTGTGTCGGACATGACCAAACCGCGCCGATCATGCCGAAGCTGGGTATAGGTTCCCGGCGCAATCCCGCCGCGCCCTCGACCGCCGATTGCAGCCCGGAGGTTCCCAAATCTCGCATCAGCTTCCGAAACCTCAAACCGGGCGACCGACCACGGGCCGACCCGCCCCTCCGGCACACTCACCCGCTCCAGCAGCCCACCCATCACCGCTCCCCACCCTCCGTCAGCGCGGCGTCGAGCATGGCCCGCCATATCTCCGGCAAATCCGCCCGCGGCAACTGATGGTTCCATTCCAGGCCAGCCTCGATCATGGTGGGGCTCGGCTCCCGCAGCGCGGCGAGGACTGCGCGGGCAGCCAGCCGACACAGCGTAGCCCGCTCTTGGTCCGCTCGCTCCCACGGCACCGCGTGCTTGAACGCAGCGTAGGGTATCGCCTCGTGGACCGCCCTCGCGCACCGCTCTACCGACGTGTCAGTCATCTGAACGTCTCCCGCACCAATCGTTCCGCCGCCTGAACCACATGCTCGTCATGCTCACGCCTCGTCTTATCCTGCCACAACGGCACGTCCGGTATTCCAAGCTGCGCCATGGCTTCAAGCGCCCGCTTCGGGCAATCCGCGCACTGCGTGATACACGGGTTCAAGCCCCAGTTCCCGCAGAACAGGTCGGCGGCAACGACTTCGTGCAACCGGACGGGCGCGCTCATCATGGCCGTATCTTCCGCTTCCCGTCCGGCGTGCGAAGGCCGTTCCTGATTTCCGCTTGTTCTCGCCCAGCCTCGACCGAAGCCCACTCTTCTGCGGAAATCACCCGCTTCCTTGCCGCTAAAAATTCTTCCCATGCGGCCCATCCATCGCACAAACCGCCCCGGCCAGAACACGAACACCACGGACGCCCACCTCGGCGATGATTTTCAAGGTAGGGTCTTTCAAAAATTGCCTGCCGCTCAAAGGCAACCGCCTCATCCAAAACAATAAAAGCGTCAAGTAATTCAAGTCGGCACTCTAGCCCCAATCGCTTCAAGCAGCGCAGGCGACCATTGGCCGCACTAAACCAATCAGCTTTATGAGAGAGAAGGCGACGCTTAGGGTTTGACGAACAACCGACGTAGAACGCCTCATCGGTACGCGGATCGACCAGCGCGTATACCCACCAGAAATCTGCGTCGTATTTATGCCCCATCCTCACCCCCACCTGTTTCCGCTAACTTGCGAGCCGCACGCTCCATCCGTAAACGACGCATCCCCTCACGGCTCGTCTTCCGCTTCAGTTCCAAATCTCGCCGCTCAATCAACACGTTCTCCGGCGCAATCTCCTTGCGCGGACCAGTCGGCTCGTAGGGTTTCCTACTCACATGCACCCCGCATCTTCAACCGGGCGCTCCAGCAGCGGAGACTGCCGACAGATCGGGCAATGCTCCGGCCGAATATCGCCATGCATAATGAACCGACCAGTCGTCCCAGTCTCATAGTGGCCGTAAACCCAATCGCCAGAACGATAATCCGCCGAGCAGCGGTAACAGTGTGTGAGGTCGTGTCGTCTCATGTGTTACCGCTAACACGCCACAGTGTTGGCGTCAACAGATCAAATTTGGTGGCTCCACGCGAAGTACCTCCCACCACGCGCGCGATGGGCGCGGATTGGGGGAGGTGGGGCCTCGCCTGGCGCACGCGCACAAAATCTTGCGACTGGCGGAGAGATCGGCCATGATGCCATGCAGCTCGCATGCCCAGGCATTACCTCGACGAGCGCACATCTACCTCGCGCATGTTTACACTGTATATTTCCCATAATGTGGCTTATCATGCAGCGTAAGCCATTGATATCATTACAAGTGTATCGGTAGTTGCATTATCAGTCGCGCGAGTTTCCCGCACAGGTTAGCGGAATCAACGCCTAGACCGCGCCAGCGCCGGCCAGATCGGCCTCGACCTCATAACAACGCCAGAGCGTTATGACCCCGTTGAGACGGCTTGTTGCGACCGGCTGTTATGTCTCTTTATATAATACAATCAAATAGTTAGTAGTAGTAGTAGTAGAAGACATAACTGTAAAACGTACACACACATATACACGCATACACGCACACGCACACACACGTGCGCGCACACGTGAGGCATATGTGTGTAGCCCTATTTTGCGTTATGTCTCGCTAAGTATCTGATAGTGTTGGGATAAAAGTCTCAACGGGCAGTCTCAACGGGCACATAACAGGAAATCGCTGTTGAGACCCGATCGTTTAAAATCAAAGGCTTAGGTATTTGCGCTGGACTGGTCTTGGCTTGATTTGGCTGTTTTTGAGGTGACCTAGGTTAGAAGCTCCAGACATGCGAACGGCGCCGATCAGGATTGTCCTGAGGCGCCGTTGCGGCGAATAGGCTCACAGTCTGGTCTGATGTTCAACGGCCGGAGTGTATTTGTAATCTGTCTGTAACCTCCCGTACAGGACACACGGACAGAATAGGACTACATAGGACACACGGCGCTAGGCCGAATTGGAGGAGTCCAGACAATGACACAGGCAGAGATCACCCCGGTAATCTTCCGCAAGTTCAGCGACGGTGACATTATCGCGCTATTCCCGGCAATGGTCGGCGATAACAGTCCGCGCACCTGCGGATCGTACATGCACATAGGCCAGCATGGCGCGGCCGATCCTGGCCTAGTTGAGAGCACGCGCCTGGCGAAGCCGGATGAATATGCGGCGCTTCAGTCCGAGCTGGAGTCCATCGGCTATCGCTTGAAGGTCTATCGTCGCTTTCAAAGTCGCTGGCATGCCGAGCGGAAGGCGCAAATCGACCACGCCTAGCCTCGCAGCCTAGCGCCATGGTCCGCCCGTGGCGCTATACGGCGATGTTTGGCCGGAACATGGGAAGGAGTCCTGACGATGGATACGCTTGAAGGCATGACGTGGGATAAATGGCGCGTTCTTCCAGAGCACAAACGCGCACCTTTGCGCGACTTATCCGGCCTAGAGCCCCAATTGATCGGGCTCGAAGGCAAGCGAGTCGAGGTGGTGGATTTTTGGGGCGAGAAACGGCGTTTCTACGTTGGCAAATCTACAGGTTGGCGGCCGATCCATCTGGAAATTGCGCGAGTCGATTCAAGTGGTGGCGGCGGTGTCACGGGAACGCCCTTTAAGTCCGTCCGCGTGATCCATGGAAAGCGGCGGTATTAGGCCATGCCCGCCCCTGACCGTTTCGAAACCCACCTCTACCTTTCCCGCGCCGAGCATGAGGCTATACGCGCGTATGCCGACAGGGAACACCGCAGCGTCACGGCGCAGATTCGCTGGATCGTGGCGCGCTGGATGGAATCGCAGACTGAGACTGAGCGCGCGGCCCGCTAGGCCGCAGGCGGCTAGGGCCGCAAACTGGAGGAGTCCAACTATGGCACACTATTTCAAAGGTAAGTCAGATGGTCGCATCATCGAGACCGATAACCCGGAGTATTGGCGCGGGGCCGAATACGAAGCGCTCAGCAAGAAGGCTGGAAGCATCGCCGCACAAGAGCAGGCGCGCGACGACCTGCGCAAAATCATCCCGCCCGGATCCACGGTGACGTGCATCCTGCGGCATGTGTCCCGTTCGGGCATGTTTCGCATCATTGCGCTTTGTGTCTGTGACAACGGGGAGCCGCGCGATATTTCCAGTCTGGCAGCCAAGGCCACGGGCATCGGCTATGATGACAACCGCTATGGTCTCAAGATGGGCGGTTGCGGAATGGATATGGGATTTGCAGCCGTCTACGACCTGAGCCGCGCGCTGTACCGGGACAAATTCCAGTGCATCGGGGAAAAATGCCCGAGCAACGATCACAGCAATGGCGACCGTAACCGCAAACCGCACATGCACAGCGACGGCGGCTATGCGCTCAGGCACCGGTGGCTCTGATGACCGACACACAGGGAACCAAGCCGGCATTGAGATACACGGCCGGAGAGTGGGACCACTACGGCACGACCACAATTCGCAGCGCGAGCGGCAAGCTAATTGCTGAAGTCTACGACGGCGACGACGGGACCGAAGGAGAGGCAAACCGCGACTTGATAAGCGCCGCGCCCGATTTGCTGAAGGCGTGCCAAATTGCGGTGTCAAATCTCGCGCCGCTGTACCCGTCGGATCATCTCGTGATGAAGCGACTCCGCGCCGCGCTCGCCAAGGCAGGCGTGCCATGACTCCAGAGAGCGTCACCGTTCTCCTCCTCGCCGTCGCCGCGTGGTATGGCGCGATTGTGGTCTATGTCGCGTGGATCGGGCGGCCATGACGCTCACAAAGCTACCGATCATCGCTTGGACCGAGGCCGAAAAGGTCTCGGCTCAAGCATTGTACAAAGGCGGCATGACCGCGCCCGAGGTTTACCTTGTGCTCTTGAGCGCCAGAGTTGACGCGCTCAAAGCTGTGCTCTTGGCCGCGCGGGAGAAGCTGACCCTCTATCGCGCGCAACACTCAGGCGAATACATCGGCGGCGTGGAATACGTCATGCTCATGGACATGATCGACCGCGCGCTAGGATCCAAGCCATGACCGCCCCAGGGAACCAGCCGCCGGGCAAATGGGTCAAGTTCGCGCCCGGCGCGTGGGAACGAAGGCCGCGCGCAGAGCCTCAGGGACGGGCAAGCGCGTCAGGGGGTCATATTCGATGCCCGGACCCCGTTTCGCGGCTGGGCGAGGCTACGCAAGGCGATCTGGAGCCAACCAAGCCGACTTTGAGAGGCGCAGCCGCGCTACGGAAGGCGCCCGCTGGCACGGGGCCGTCTGAGCCTCGATTGCCGACCGTGGGCACGGGCGAGGCTGGGCGGGCTTCTCAGGAGGTGTTGAACAATGACTAAAACCTTGGACGACTCATTCATCGACTGGGAAGGCGAAGCGTTCGGCTTCGGCTATGGAAGCGGCGAGGAACATACCTTGGGCGCCCTCAAGCAATTCTTCGGGCTGCTCGAAGATGGTCGGTCATACGATTACCGATGCTTGGAACGGGAAATGACGCCTACCGTCGCATGGCTGATGATTAACGCCCTTTGCCGCGACGGAATAATCGACTACGGCGTGTCGCCTCGGCATGGCTGGTTGGCCGAAAACGGTCAACGGCTGAAGACTTATGTTGACGGGAAAACTCTGGCCGAGTTGCAAGCCGTTTTGCACGTCGGCCAAGATCACATCCATTGTTACAAGGACGCCTGTAACTGCGGGCCGAACGGCTACGAGAAGGGCCGCGTGTGCGCCAATCCGTTTTGGAGGCGGTATCCGCTGTGACTCCCGACACCCTCCGCCGCTTCGGCCGTGCAATGTTCGGCCGAGACTGGCGCTTCGCTCTGGCTTATGAGCTGGGTGTCGAGGTCAGAGTCGTGGAACGCCTAGCCTCGGGCGTCTTTGAGATGCCGCCGGCCATGGCCGAGGAACTAAGGGAACTGCTCGCGCACCGCATTGAGATGACGGGCAAGCTCGCGACGCTGTACGCGGCGAGGCTGGCGGTGCTGAGGGAGCTAGCTACCGATAGCGGTGTCGCAGGGAACTTGGCACAAGCGCCCACAAAATAAACCTAAAAAGCCGATTGTTTCACGTGAAAGACGGCTTGACACCGTTGTTGTTTCATTTGAATTTTACGGCCCTTCGAGGGCGGCGTTTTATCCATGGAACCGGAGCAATTTCGGTCCCTTGCCATTGAGATATATGGCAAGTGGGGCCACCAACGTCACATGGCACGCGAGCATAAAGTCGCGCAAACTATCGTGCGGCGTTGGTGCCTTGGGCAACTGCCAATTCCACAAGAAGTCGTAGCAAGACTGCGTAAAGACGCAGCGAAGAAGCTAGGCGCGGTAGGCGATCTGCTCGCATGACATCCACCCCCGCCCAGATCGAGTCCATCAGACAAACCACGGACATCGTGGCACTGGTCCGGTCGAGCGTGAAGCTAACCCGCAAGGGCGACGTGTTCTGGGGGCTTTGTCCGTTTCATGGCCCGGAGAATACCGCGTCGTTCAAGGTCGATAACATCCGGCGCAGGTTTCACTGCTTCGCGTGCGGGGCCGATGGTGACGCCTTCAAATGGGTACAGGAAACTGAGCATCTGACATTCCCCGAGGCGGTGGACTGGCTGAGCAACGGCCATGCGCCCAAGGTCAAAGCCAACGGTCACGCTGCACCCCATAAGCCGCCGCGCCCAACGCCGACGGCAATCATGCCTGTGCCGGCCGATGCTCCAGCGCCAGTGTTCGAGCACCCAAGACACGGCAAACCCAGCCAAACTTGGACTTACATGGGCAGCGCGGGCGAGCCGTTGGCCTATGTCGCGCGCTTCGACACGGCCGAAGGGAAAGAGATTATCCCTCGCGTCTACACCGCGACGGGCTGGCGCTGGCAGGGCTTACCTAAGCCGCGCCCGCTGTACGGGCTGGACCGCTTAGCCGCACGCCCTGACGCGCCTGTGGTCGTGGTCGAGGGCGAGAAATGTGCGGACGCGGCCGTTACGCTCTGCCCGAATCATGTGGTCGTGACGTGGTGCGGCGGCGTTGGTGCGGTCGAGTACACCGACTGGGCACCGCTGGCTGGCCGCAACGTGATGATCTGGCCGGATGCCGACGATCCCGGCGTTAAGGCTGCGCACGCGATCAGGCAAATCTTAGGGAAGCAAGCCAAGACGGTTATGCCGCCGGATGATGCCGCGAAGGGCTTTGATGCTGCCGACGCGCTGGCCGAGGGCTGGGACTGGCCGCGCGTCCAAGACTGGCTCCTTCGCCGCCGCATCGGCGAGCCCCACGTCCATCGGCCGAAGAAGGAGAAGAAAGCTCGCGGCCCAATCCCCGAATCGGACAGCGACGGCGCCGATCCTATGCAGGGCGAAGGACTGCCCGCGCCGCTGCCGGAGCCGGAAGGTTGGCCGTTTCAGGTTTTAGGCCACTATCGCGGAACGCATTTTTATCTTCCGAACTCGGGCGGCACGATCATTACCCTATCTGCGTCGGCACATGTCCCAAAGAATTTTTACGATCTGGCCCCGCTAAACTTTTGGGAAGCCCAGTTCGGATGCAGGGAGCGGGCCGGGTGGGAAGCGGCGGCAAACGCGCTGATACAAACCTCACTGAGGGTCGGCATCTATGACCAAACGCGGCTCCGCGGGCGCGGCGCATGGTGGGACGATGGCCGGGTCGTGGTTCACCTGGGAGATCGCCTAGTCGTGGACGGGATAGTGACGCCGATCCGCCAACATAAATCCGACTACTTTTACGAAGTCGGGGCCAAGATCAAATTTGCCTCGGGGCAACCACTCTCGAACGCCGAGGCGTCGAAGCTGCTGGACCTCTGCAAGATGCTGGCATGGGAGCGCCCACTATCCGCCTACCAGCTCGCGGGCTGGATTGCCGGAGCACCGATCTGCGGCGCGTTGAAATGGCGCCCACATATTTTCGTGTCGGGAGTCGCAGGCGCGGGGAAAAGTTGGATTTATCAAAACATCATCGTGCGGGCGATCGGAAACGCAGGATGGCCCCTTGCTTCCAGCGTCACTGAGCCAGGCATCCGCCGCGTTCTTGGGTCTGATGCGCTACCAGTTATGATTGACGAACTTGAAGCAAGAGACGAGCGCGGAGTTCAGCGCGTCGAGGGCATCATGGGCTTGATGCGCTATTCGTCCAGCGAAACCGATGCGATCATCGTCAAGGGCACACAGGGCGGCGGCGGCGTCGATATGTTCCGCATCCGCTCGATGTTCTGCATCTTGGCGATTGGTTCGATCATCAAGGACTATGCCGACACAACACGCATCAGCACCTTGTCGCTCAAGGCAGTAGCTGGCGCGGCAGGCGCCGAGCGCTTCGCGCGTATCGAAAGCGCAACGCGAGAGCTGCTGACCGATGATTGGATCGACCGATTGCACTCGCGGATTGTCGGGCTCATTCCAGTGATTCGCCATAATGCTGAAGTGTTCGCGGTAGCGGGCGCGCAAGTCCTCGATACGAGGCGTTTGGGCGATCAGATCGGAACGCAACTCGCCCTGGCTTACGCACTGACCAGCATAAAACAAATCACGCCAGCCGATGCAAAAGCGTGGCTTGAAAGTCAGGACTGGACAGAGGAGCGCGAAATCACCCAGGACACCGACGGGCCGATGTGCTTGGCGAAAATACTTGAGCACCAAATCTCGGTCGAGACCGCAGGGCGCGGATCGGTCAAGCGCACCATCGGCGAACTGATCGTGCTGTCGCGCCACACGATGTACCAAACGGACGAATTTATCTCATCCGACACCGCAGGCTCAGCGCTGAAGCGGCACGGGATTGCCCCCATGAAAGGCGACTATGAGGGGTTTGTGGCTATCTCGAACACACACTCGGCCATCGGAAAAATTCTGTACGACACGCCGTGGGCAAGCAATTGGAGCCGCCGGCTGGCCGTGATTCCCGAAGCACTCAAGCACGATAAGGCGATCTATTTTGCCGGGACCGTCAGCCGCGCCGTGCTGGTTAAGGTTTAAGGCTCAGCGCCAAATCGTCTGATTTCCACGCGGCAGCCCTGTGCGGAAGCGCACCAGGCCAGTGTGATTTTTCTAACATACCGCCTATCATCCCCCTCGATGACCTGATGCTCAACGCACAGGTCCAAAACGGCCTTGGCGAGTCCGTCAAGATCCAGCCGGCGCGCGTGCTGGGGTTCCTCAAAAGTAAGGGTGACGTCTACTTTTCCAAAAACACAGCCTAAACGCTGCCTCATCAGTTCCAAACCAGCCAAAAACCGCCATTTTTTGTAGACGTCGGTTATTGCCCGACCACCGCGCTGTCCTGGCACATTGAAGAACAGATTGTTGAGCGACGGCGGGAACGGCAACACGAGCACAACTTGATCCGCAGGCTTCCGCCATGGCCGTAACGCGGCCTCTTTCATCTGGAGCTGGGCGCGCGTCATGGCGGCGTTTCCTATAGATTTGGTGCGCGACGTTTTGTTGAGGCTTTGAGCTTATTGACATAGCGCCTGGCGCCGTCGTGAAAGTACCCCATGCAGGCCCATGACTTCGGCCAGAACTCCGCATATTGATACGCCCGCCCCCGGTAGGGCTTAAGCGATTTTCTGCCGCCCAACCCTTTGAAGAAACCATGCGGCACCCAGCACAACGCTTCGTCGGGTTTGTTGAAATGCCGCACCGACCGAAGCGACTTGTAGTGCCGATTGCGAGCCAATTCCTCGCCGTGCTTTAGCGGGTAAAAACCGTCAGTCGAGACAATCCCCCAAAAGCGGAAGTCGTCCATCGCGTCCTGATGGCTATGCCGCCTATACGGCCAATTAAGAACGGGGCGGTATTGGTCCATCGGTTCGGGGTCTATCGCTCAGTTTGTGAAAGGGCTGTTTCGATCAGGGAAACGCGACCGCCGGCATCTACGCCTAACCCGGCGAGGGTCGCCTTCGCGGCTTGGCACGCACCGCGCAATAGCTCCAGCTCATCGGCGGCGCGGCGCAAGAGCGCTACATCGCCACCGTTTAGATGGTCGTGCTCAGAGGCCAGAAAACGGAGGCTGGTGGCGGTGCTCATAGTTCGGCGTCTATTGGACATTTGCCAAGACGCCGCCCCAGATGACCTTTTCGGCCTCCTCCTGGGTTAGCGCCCTGACGTTATCATTGTATTGATTGCACTCGGGCCGGTAGCCATCACTGATGCGAAAGGCGACCGATGTTTTTGAATCGTGGGCGTAGGGTGCGCCGAGAAAAATGTCACCGGCTTTCATCCCGAACCGGGCGTCGTCCCTCTTGAGCACGTACAGCGAATAATCGCTCAGCTTGTTGCGCATTGTCTGGCCTCCGTTTTCAACCGCTCAATCTCAGCTTCAAGCTTGCGGCTTTCTTCCCATGAGAGCGTGCGGACGCTTGTACTGTGCGTCCGGCCCGTGCTCCAGCAAAGATCATCCGTGACCCAATAGCCGCCCGAGCCGTTGTAGCCTTTGATCGTGGTGAACCAGTTCCACCACATCTCGCGCCCGTCCACATGGGACTTCCACGTCGCACTCTGTTTTGACAGTGCGCGCGTGCCTATCTCCAGGCATTCAGGGCGTTCGGTGCGAAGATCAAGCATGGCGGGCGTCAAAAGTAGTTTTGGGTTTCAGCGGCCATTATGGCTTCGCCGATGATTTGCGGGATTTGCGGGACGACGGCATTTCCGAGGCTCCTAAGACGGTCCACCCTGCCGGGAACCCCATGAGCCACTCTACCCACGTCGGGTTCAGTTGCCCACCATTCCCTTCCAGAGCGATCTTGTCGTTCAGGTTGCGCGTGCCCTGGCGGCGCTCCCAATGCGCTTTCGAGCCCGAGCGATAGTCTCTCGCTGTCGGCGTCGGGTACATCGCGGCCATGCTCGAAAGGCTCGGAGAGTTGCGCCGACGTTCCGCGGGGCAGTCCGCAGTCGCTCGCGCCGTTGGCGTCGGCCACATCTTCACAGCCTGGGCCAAATCGACCTGAACCTTCTTGCCATTGTGATAGGCCGTCCGCCCACGCCAATCGTTGACGTGCGCCACCGATCGTCCGCCGTTCGGGACCATGGGGGTAGGCCACAATCCAAACTCGGTCTCGTCTGTGAGGGGCACCAACGGCGGAAGCTGGAATGCATTGCCATTCCGCATCAAACCCGATCTTGGCCAAGTCTCTGAGAACCGTTTCCAGCCCTCTAGTAAGCAGCGCTGAGACGTTCTCCACGATTGCATATCGTGGTCGTAGCTCGCCAATGAGGCGGGCGTATTCGCGCCATAGGCCGCTGCGCTCGCCCTCAATGCCAGCCTGTCGGCCGGCAGCGCTGATGTCCTGGCAGGGGAAGCCTCCGCAGATGATCTCGGGATCAATTCCATCTGCTCGGAGTCGTTCGGCTGTGAGAGCTCGCACGTCGTCGTAGGCGGGGACGTTGGGCCAGTGTTTTCGGAGGACGGCGCGGCAGTAAGGATCAATCTCGCAGAATGCGACAGTTCGCATCCCGGCCCGCTCGAGCCCGAGACTGAATCCGCCAATTCCGCTGAAGAGGTCCAGTACACGCATCAATGCTCCGTAGGCTGCCAATTTAGGCAGCCCGCGGACGATTGTCCACACACAAAACTACAGAATTTCTATAATCTACTTTTGTCCACACGGAAAATGGATAGATTTGGATTTTCCGGCGTGCTACACCTTTGCTAATGAAACACGACAAAACCGCGAAATTCACCCCGCCGCCGCCCAGGAAGGGCGATTACATCGGCTATGCGCGGGTCTCGACGCAGGAACAAATCCTCGATCTCCAGCTTGATGCGCTCAAAAAAGCGGGCTGCGTCAACATCTACGAGGAGAAGGCGTCGGCCGGCGGCAAGACAAAACGCCCGCAACTCGACCTCGCCATCAAGGAATTGCAGCCAGGCGATACGCTGGTCGTGTGGCGTCTCGACCGCCTCGCGCGCGGCATGGACGAGTTCTACACCCGGATGCGGGCAATCCGCGGCGCTGGGGCCGAGTTCAAAAGCCTCACGGAAAACTTCGATTTTACAACGGCTATGGGCGAGTTCGTCCTTATCATCCTGGCTGCCGTCGCCCAGCTTGAGCGCCAGCTCACACAGTACCGGACCAAGGCGGGCCTGGATGTTGCCCGCGCCAAGGGCAAGAAGCTCGGCGCCGAGGCGAAGATCAACGACGCCATGAAGCTGCGGATTCAGAAGAAAGCTGCGCTCGAAGGCAAAGCGAAGATGACCCTGCAAGCGATCGCGGACGGCGAGGACATCGCCCTATCTTCGATCTTCAACGTTTTCAAAGGCGGCAGGAAGGCCATCGCGAAATGGCGACCTGTCAAGAAACCCGTAGCTAAGTGAGGAGCCAGAAAAATGAAGCGGACAGCGCAAGAGATTGTCAGCGTCATGGATAAGTTGAGCGACGTTGCCGTGATTAATCGAGGGCGCGCACTCCCCCATGCTGAGTTTCAAGATCGTCTGTGGCAGAAAATTGATCTTGTTGCTGAGTGCGTCCGCGACCTTGCTAGGATCGAAGCCGAGCGCTCGCGTTCCATTTCTTCAACCTCCAACGGATGAGAAGGCCGATGACCCGCAACGTAGCCGAAGCCGCGAAGCGCATCCTCAGCATGAGCGATGACGAGATTGCTCTGTTCGCGAAGCGCGACCCGGACATGATCCGCGACATCGCGCGCCCGCGTGCGCCGTACCCCGTCATCGAACTGGCCGACGATTGGAATGTGATGCTTGCGCCAATTCAACCCTCTACATAGGACGAGCGCCCGTGAGCGACGGAAAATGCTTTGAGTGCGAGACGCCGCTGGTTCCGTGGTGCCCTAAGTGCAACGCGCCAGAGGTGGCGGGCAATGTCTTCTACGGCTGGCTGGACGATCCGACGCAAAGCGTGCCGAGCTACGATCCGCCCCATAACGCGCCATGCCCTTTTTGCGGTCTGCCCGTCCACGCTGATGACGTGCGGACGCACTGTGTAATGTATCAAGGCCAATATGCGGCACGCTCGTATTTCTATCGCACGCATCGAACGTGCGCCGAAAAAGACCCGACGCACACCGCCATGGACGGCTTTGTTCTCGACATGATCGCGCGCAATGGCGACTAAAGTGAAATGGACGGCAGCGCTGATGAAGCGCATTGTCGAGATGCGTGGCGAGGGACTGTCACCGAGCCAAATCCGCTTTGCGTTGTTCGATGAGCTTGGAGCCGTCCCGTCGCGCAAAGCTATCGTTTCTGCCCTTGCGCGGGCAGAGTTGCAACCTGACCATACCTAGCTAGGAGATGAGACAAGATTATGGGCCTTTCGCACAAGCGGATAACAGCCGGCCGCGTTGCGAGCCGCGCTGGAAGGGTTGGAGATATTCCGGCCGAGGCCCACCAACCTTTTCCGCGTGGGATTTCTGATGTGCTCGGTTTTGCCAGCGGCGCGAACGCCGGGCAAAGTGGTTACGATCTTCAGCGCGAGCGAGTTTTTCTTTGAAGGCATCCGGTTTGATCCTGGCACTTACGAAATTCGCAAGGTGCCGGAGAAAGCCAAAAGTTCCGAAAGCGAACCACCTTTTTAAGGAGTTTTCAATGGGCCAAACCGACAACCGCGCGTTGGGCATCATCTCGCCAGAAGCGAGGGAGCGGATTCGCGCCTGCCATCACGAACACACCAACGGCGTCGGGCACGGTTATGCACATTGTCAGGACTGCGGCGCGCTCTTGCCTGATGAAGACCCTGACCTATTGGCGAAATGCCCATGATCGCGGCGCTCTTTGTCGAGACCAATGGCTGCTACTTCGGATTGTCCGGAGTGGACCCATGGGACGAAGCGCGGGACGCTCGGCTGTACAAAGGCCCGCATCCGGTCGTGGCGCATCCGCCGTGCCAGCGCTGGGGGCGGTTCTGGCACGGCAGCACGCGCAAGCCGCATCAGTTCAAACTCGGAGATGATGGCGGATGCTTCAATGCGGCAATGTACGCCGTGCGAAGTTGGGGCGGAGTTCTAGAACATCCGGCTGACAGTCGCGCCTGGGAAGCCTGGGGCCTTCGCAAGCCGCGCCGCGGTGGCGGCTGGATCGAAGCTGACTCGTGGGGCGGCTGGACCTGCTACGTCGAGCAAGGTCACTACGGCCATTTCTCGCGCAAGCCAACCTGGCTCTACGCTGTCGGCGCCGCTCTGCCGGAACTGAACTGGACCCGTGGCGCTCAGCGCCTTCATCCTATCGCATTGAAGAAATACGGCTACGCGAAAGCGCGGCGCATCGGCATGGCGGCAATGATCGGCGGCAAGGACAAGACGCGGATCAGGAACGCCACGCCTCTGGAATTTCGCGATCTGCTACTGTCGATCGCGCGCACTGTAAACCCGGCCGTGTCAGTAGCGGCCTAGTACAAGGGACGAGAAGGCCGTGACCCGCGAGGAAGCCGCTAAGTTGATCCTGGGCCTGCGCGAAATGGCCGAGCGCGTCGGGCATGAGTTCGTTCCCGATGAGGAGAAGTTGGAGGCGCTAGGGTTCTCCAGCGAGGACATTGACGTGATTTGGGATGCCGTCCAGCGCGTTGAACGTTTCAGCGAAGTCACGCTGGCCGGTCTATAGTAGGGGCGTTTTTCGTGAGCGACCCCTTCCCGCGCTTCTATGTCCAGGGCGAAACTGTCCGGGGAGAGCCGCGCGTCTATTGGGTCGTAGACCGGCGGGCGGAGAAGATCATCACGCGAGCAACCCGAGACCGCCGACAGGCTTGGCGCTGGCGGGACAAATTGGCGGCTGGCGTGGTCCCCGATGGATGCGGATTCACGCCATATCGTGCCTTTTCAACAGCATCTTCTTTAAGGAGTTTTCGATGCGCGAGCCGCTGATTGCCCTGGTCGATGATGAGATCGCAGCCATACCCTATTCGGCCGCGACCGTGGAGCAGCTCCGCGCCCGTGCTGCGGGCAAGCAGATTTACAAGGGCAGCACTTGCAACGATCACTACGACCCCGATTTCAGACGACGCTACGCGGCCCTGCTGTTGCAGGAACGCGGGCTATAGCGAGGGAGACCAAAATGCCCATCAGCGCTGAGTGCAACCATCGGTCCAGGTACTTCGCCAAGGACGAAAATGAGTGAGAACTTGGATTGTAGCGACGCTAATCAGCCTCATTGCCGTCAGCGTGGGAAGTGAAGGATTCAAGCCCGAAGTTCCCGCCAATGTAGTGGCGAAAATTTGTGCGGTGGTTGAAGCCGAAAACATCCCTATAGGCAATGTAGCCAAACAGAAAGATGGCGTGTGTTTTTGCGGCCAGAGCGCTGTAACGATCAAACCCCAGCAGCCCGTCCCATACCTGCGTGATGTGGCGTTCTATTCCCGGCCCAACCGTTTCCCTACTGACATGCTCGGCCTTATCGAGCGTGAGTCTTTCGCTAAGTGGGAATGGGGCAAACCCCATGCGTATGTAGGATGTAAGGTCTTGGGCTGGCGTTTGTCCGGCATTCTTAAGAAACAGTTTGGCCTCTGGAATGGTGGCGGGGCCGATGTTTCTCACTTCAATGCGCACGACCATTACATACGCGCGCAACTGTTGGCGGTTGTACGTTCGGGTCTGCCAGATTGTAATGAGGGTAAGGCCAATAACGACAAGAAGGCCCGCTACCTCCGCACCCGTTATGAGATTTTGCAGCCAGATCAGGTCGAGTTGTTTGTACGCCGCGTCCGCCATGGCCCGCTGAGCGCAGTAGTCGGCTTCGTCGTGATCGGCGGGGCTGGCACAGTTGGGCTGATATATGGCGGGTTGTGGTGTTTGTTCGGGCGCGATGATAGGCGCGGGAGTCGGTGGGGCGCTTTGTTGCTGTTGTTGGGGTTGCTGTGGTGGTGCGGCTTTCTGTGGTTCGGCTGGCGTCTGAGCGACGGCATGTACAGCCATCAGCAACAAGACAATGCTCAGGCATCGTCCAGCCGCACGGTATGAGCGCCGATAGCTTCGAAACATTCGATTAGAAATGCCGCCGTGAATCCCCCGCGACTGATCTTATTCGCAAGGTTCCGCTCTGTCTCACTAACACCGATGTCCCTCAGCTTTTCGACAAGCTCGGCATATGTGATGCCCTTCCGCTTTAGCTCCCCTTTGAGCAGATTCTTGGCCTTTTCCTCGTATTCTGCGGTTAAGGGATTGTCTTTAAAGGCATTTTTCGGCATGGGAAGCCCCGGTAAATATCATCACATGCGATGAAGATATTACTTGCTTCCAGTTATGTCTATCTCTATATCCAGTGTAGAACATCACTGGATGCGATGACATGTGCCAACATTTTCTGCTTTCCGCCAAGGCCCGGACACTCAGCCTCGCGACCGTTCTTCGTATGTCGGACGATGAGGCTTTCGAGGCGTTCAAAGCTATCCGCTGGTCCGACAATGACGGCGAAGCCTATTGCCCGAAATGCGGCTGCACGGCGGTTTATCAGTACACGGCGCGTCGCATCTTCAAATGCAAAGGCTGTGAGGCGCAATTCTCGCTCACCTCCGGCACGATCTTCGCCAGCCGCAAGCTGTCGCTGCAAGACATTCTTGGCGCTATTGCGATCTTCGTGAACGGCGCGAAGGGTCACAGCGCATTGCAGCTCAGCCGCGATTTGGATTGCCAGTACAAAACGGCGTTCGTGCTGTCGCATAAAATCCGCGAAGCACTCGCGTCCGAAATGAACGGCAAGACGTTGAACGGCGTTGTCGAAATCGACGGCGCGTATTTCGGCGGCTATGTGAAGCCTGAGAACCGCAAGGAAGATCGTAAAGACCGCCGCTTGCTGGAGAACCGTTCCGGCAAGCGCAAATGCGTTGTTGTCATGCGTGCGCGTAACGGTCGCACGCTTCCGCACGTTTGCGAGTCCGAAGATGAAGCGGTGCCGGCAATCCTTGCGCGCGTTGAAACTGGCAGCACGATCCATGCCGATGAAGGCAGCGCGTGGGACGTTCTGCACGGCAGCTACAAGGCGCATCGCGTCAATCACAGCATTGCGTTCTGGGATAAAGGCGCTTGCACCAATCAAGCCGAGTCGTTCTTTTCGCGTCTTCGCCGCGCTGAGATCGGCACGCATCACCACATCAGCGGCAAGTATCTTCATCAATATGCGAACGAAATGGCGTGGCGTGAAGATCACCGCCGCCAGAGCAATGGCGCGCAATATCTGATGACGGTCGGCGCTACGCTGGCTCACCCGGTTTCGAGGAACTGGAAGGGTTACTGGCAGCGGGCGGTTGCGTTAGTCCGTCCAGTGATGGTTCCTGGTAACGCCCCTGACGCATCTGCTCTAGACGCTGAGTGAGCAGGTACAGGGCTACGTCATTTTCGGACTTTCCCAGCATCGTATTGGCCTTCAGATGGGCCAAATAGGCATAAAGGCCCGCAGAAACCCTTATGCGGAGCAGCTTTGTGCCCGGTTTTTTAGGAGCCCCCGCCACGATCCCTAAGCATTTTTATGTCTTATTTAGACATTAAAATGCTTGTACGGCTGAGTCGAATCAGTAATGGTCCCTGTGGCGAATCGGCGATTCACCCTTGTCAACGGTCTTCGTATAGGCTTTAGGAAGCGGCCCGCGCGGGGCAGGTAAAGGAATACCCACAATGCCTAGGCGGCAAATTCCCAAGTACGAGGAGATAAAGTACCTCGACGGAATGCTGCATAACATGGCGCAGCAGGGCGGAAATCAAAACTACGGCTATTCACTGAACCACCCCCCACATGATGGCGGCGGCGCGCGGACCGTCAAGTCCATACTCGACCTCATAAAATAATCGGAATCCGGCGGATAATCAGCTAAGCAGTAGCCCTACGCTAGGGTTACGACCGATGCAGATTGACGGCACCACGCTTCCGTCCCGCCTAAAAACCCTTTAGGTGTGTCTGCTACCTAATGCCGAAGATTTCGTTGAGTGTCCCCAATGCGAGGCCGAGATAAAGGCGAGGCAACGGCGGGCGAACGCAATCGGAGATGCTGCGTGCCTGAGCAGTTTCAGGACCAATGCGGGCAATGTAACGGGACCGGCTACGTGATTGTAACCAGTGAATCAGATCAACCCTCTACATAGGACGAGCCGGGCCGTGACCGACCTTGAAGATGCCGCCCATGCAGCCTGCTTCCACTATTTCAACTGCATGAACGAGTGCCCCAAGGCGCGGTTGGCAATGGCGAAGCTCGCGCAGGTCTCCGGCTACACCGATCCTGCCGTTGACGATGAAATAGCTGAGTTGCTTAAAGCCGATACCCACTAAAGGAGACCGACGATGACGGCGTACTGCATCCGTTGGAAAAAGACCGGTGAGCTATGCACGGTGACGATGGCTAACGCTCTGGCGATCTTCCCAACGCGGAAAGAGGCGCTCGCCTTTCGAGTTCATGGAGCCAAGGTTGTTCCGATAGCCCTGCCAGACAAGTGACGAGCGCCATGCGCCTTGCCGTTCTCAGAGCCCTAGTCGATGCCGCAAACCCGCTAACGGCTGCGGATGTCTGCGAACGCATAGGCAAGTCGCCTTGGGCTGATCGTGAGGCGGTAAGATCGTCACTTAATCGCCTCGTCAAGGCTGGCGTTGCCACAAGGACGGAAGGCAGACCACCCGCCCCTGTCTATTATTCATTGGTGAAGCCATGAAATACGAAGCCATCATCAATGATGATTGGTTTGAGCCGAAGCCTCAACGCGGCCACCGGATGCGCTGCTGCGATTGCGGTCTCGTGCATGTGATGAACTTCCGCGTGAAGAACGGGAAGGTTCAGATACAGCCGCGCCGGGACAACCGAGCTACCGCTGGGGCGAGAAAACGTCTTCGTATCAAACTAACGACTTCCGACTAAGGAGCACTACTCAGCCGCCGCCAGTTGCTCGCGGAGCCGCTGGAAAGCGTTGCAAAGACTCGAATGATCGTAACCCGCGACCATACCAATCCCAGTCGTGGAATATCGGCCTGTATCGTAGAGCGTTTTCCACGCACGCCAGCGAACATGGACAATCTTCCGCTTGCGACTGCATCCGAGCAGTGTGTCAACCGCGATACCGGCGGCGTCGGCCTCGACTTGAAGCGCGGCAAGATAGAGCCGGCGTGATGGCCTGCCCGCCTGCCTTTGATAAACATAAACGCCGATCTTCGTCGCCTGTATCCTGCACGCATGGGCAGAGCGCCCGAGAACCGATGCGCAGTGCCGAGCGCCCTTGTGCATATAGTTCTGGCGCAGGTAGTCATATTCTTCCGCAGTCCACGAGCTTTTGCGGAGAGGCGAAGGCGGCAAGCGAAGCTGGTTAGTCTTGGTCTGGACCGCATATTTTGAACGCCCAAGGCGGCGAGCAATCTCGATCTTAGGTACGACATTCCGCCATTCTCGCAGTTGCGCGATTTCCTCGTCGGTCCACCATCGGCGATCCGTTTTCTTCTTGCTCACGACTCCTCCGCACGACGCAGCACCGTCAACAGCGTAAGCACCCCCGCCGCCGTTTCCGTCTTGGCCTCTTTCGTTTCGAGCATCTTGAGCATATTGCCGATGCGGTAGGCTAGCTCTCGCAGCGCCGCCAGTTCGGAGCGGCTGACGCGGACTTCAACTATTTCAGCGCTCATGAGACCGCCATTGGTTGCGGAGGCCAACAAGCAGCCGACCGTATAGCATGTAGCCGCCACTCTCACGCCACTCCTCATTTAGTTCTTCGCGCAACTCACCAAAGGCTGCGGGGCAGTCGCATTCGGAGTTGTGGAATAGGACTTCTCGCGCAAATTCGCACTGCCAGCAATTTGCAAATGACCTGACATAGCCGTCCCACTTGCCGCTGATCCGGTGATAGCGCTCGCCCTTTGCAATCTCGCGGCGACAGTCGTCACACCTGTGCGGCTTTCGCGCCCTAACCCAATCGGCGTTATAAAACTCTGGTACGTCCGCGTCGCAGCTACACATCATTTCTTCCCCGCGCGCTTGCGGAGACGCCAGCGGCCGACCTTGCGCTTGGGCTTTACCGGATCAACACGCATCCGCACCGTCGTATTGGGATTTGCCCGATAATGCACAATCGAGACAAAGCGGCCAGTGATGGCGCTGATGTAGACGTATTCGTGTTTAGCCATGTCGGCTCCGTTGGTTATAAGTCTGACGGTTCCGCTTCCACAAGGTCACC